TGTCAAGCAACGTGTGCTTTATTATGTTCTGATCTTGAACATAAAAATAGATTAATTAATCTATTATCTTGCTTATCTTTATTGATATGGTGAATAGTTTCCCATTCCCCCATAATTCTATTTATTTCTTTTTCTATTACAAGTCGGTGTTCATAATACCAACCTCTAAAACTTTTTGGATGTTCTGGAACTTTAATTAAAACATAGCCTTCTTTACTAACTTTCCTATCTCTCTTTGTCCAAGTTTTGATAGGAATATACATGCTATAGTTTTTCTCCTTCTGAATGAACAAAAAGTTCTTTTTGTCCGATCTGGATTATTTCTGCATTAAGCCATTCTAGCACATCTGGATCTATAATGTGACGACGCTTTGAATCACTTATAAGATATATTTTACCATCTGATATATCTTTCACCAAAGTTCCGTCCCTAAAACCAAGCATACCAGCTCTTGGGTATCCAGACATAACTGAATCTTTTGTTTCAACAATTGGCAAATCCCATGACAACATCGCTCTATCGGAAACAAAAGTAAATTTTTTATTACCTTTAATATAAAAATATCCACTTTCAGTGTGTGCAATTAAGCCACTTGGAACAAGAGGGTTATATTTTTTAACTGATTGCGTTAATTGTTTTTTCTGAAAGGCTTTGAGAATATTCATCCTTTGCTTTCTCTTTATCATCTATTGACTGTTGTAGCAAAGTATATTCTGCTCTTAACATTGCTTTTTCTAGTTCGTGCTGTGCTGCCATCTCGCCTATACGTTGTTGTAGGGCGGTAATAATTAATTCCGCTTTTTCCATTATATCTCTTTTCTATTACTTAGAAGTTGGAGTTAAAGAATCAAGTTCTGCTTGCAATGCAGCCTTTTGTGCAGTCACATCTCTTAACTGTGCATTAGCTGAATCAACGCTTGCTTGGTTTGGTGTAGATAAGGCATTGGCTTCAATTAATGCAAGCTGAGCATTATATTCACTGTAAAGTACATTTTTTAAATGCTGCTCTACAATTGTGATCTTATCTTCTGCTGATAGTTCTATAGTCATGTTTTCCTCCTTTCTTATTATAGCAGTTTATTGATTTTGGGTCAATTTTGTTAATTCTTCATTTAAAGAATCAATAATTAATTTAATATTACCAATTATTTGTACTAAATCTTCAGCATTAATAGAATCTAATTCATCTAATTTTTTTATACCAGATATTACGTCATTAAAATATTCTATTTTAAGACGATAAGAATCTATATATGAGTTTAATAATGCTATTTTATCATTGTTTTCCATTAGTAATAGAACCAGTTCTTTGGAGATATTTGAGAATTTGAGCTTGAGCTGCTGCCACCAGAGTTACTTCCGTATGCCGTAACATAATAATATCCATTTGAATATGCACCAAGTGTACCATTTAACATTATGGTGTCAAGATTTACAACAGCGGAAGATGCATTAACACTAGCGTAGCCACCCACACCATTTGGGTATACCTGTGTATAAGTTCCATTTCCGTAACCATTTGGTGCCCCTGTGCCTGTAGCAGTTCTCCAAACCTGATAATAAATTGTTGTAGCACCTGTAGATGACATTGTTATTGATGGCGTACCTGTGTGTGTTGAAGTTCCATAATTATATGCACTATAAGTTGGCGTACTTGGTGGAGACACAACTACATTCCAATGTGCATAAAGAGTTATACTTGATCCAGGTGTGTAAGAAAAACCAGAAGATACAATTAAATTACCACCGCTTGCTGCATCGTACCATCCCGCCATTGTGTACCCAGAGCGGGTCGGGGTTGGGGCTGTGATTGAGCTACCAGCATTAACTGTTGAACTTGTAGGGCTAACGGATCCTCCGTTAGCATTCCATGTTACTGTATAGGTTACTATAATAGCTGTCCATTGTGCATAAAGAGTAATGCTTGATGAAGGTGTATATGAGCCTCCGCCTGTTACCTGTTGCTTACCTCCGCTTGCTGAATCATACCAACCATTAAATGTATACCCAGACAAAGTTGGAGTTGGTGCTGTAACTGAGCCACCAGCAGTAACTGTTGAACTTGTAGGGCTAACGGATCCTCCGTTAGCATTCCATGTTACTGTGTATGATGGCGGGGTATATGTTAAAACATAATCATTTGTTACGCTTGTAGACTTTGTAGTTGGTGTTGCTGGACTGGTTAGAGGTGATGCAGCATTTAAAGTTCCACCAACGCTTCCCCCTGCATTATTCCAAGCAACAACACTATATATAGTTACTGCAGTACCTATTGTAGCATTTATAAAAAATATATTTCCGCTTGTTAAATTAGGGCTTAATGTTACTGCGCCCGTTCCTACTTGATATAAAATCTGATAATAATCTGCATTAGACGAACCGCCATATGTTACAGCAATTTGACCATTTAAAGTATTATACGCATAAACTGTAATAGTTTCTGTTCCACTTGCTTGAATATTCCATGTGTCTGATGTAAATGTGCTTGTGGCACCGCCTGGATAATACCCACTATATGCAATTGGTGTTCCTGATTTAGCTGTTAAATATTCTCTATATTGATCTGCAAGTGTTGTTGTTGACCAATTTAATGTAAGTACGTTGTTGGAAACGCTGGAGGTAACGACTGGTGTATTTGGACCTCTGTTTGCTGAAGTATCTATAATAGAATAAGTAAATGCTCCTGGCTGTGCTATTGTTGTAGCGGAAACTGTGTTTGATGTAGAATCTACATATCCCGTTTTTCTTGCAGTTACATTTATAGATGTGCTAGAACTTGGGGATGTATTTGTAACATACACAGTTGATCCAGATACACTATATGATGGTGTAGATGTGCTTGTTGTACTTACTTGATTAACAGTGTATGTTGCAGCAGAATCATAATTGGTTATTGAAACATAAAAGCCAACTGTAGTAGAGGTAGGTGTTCCTAAAGTTGGTTTTGTTTGAACTCCTACAATTGGACCAAAAGTTGGAGGATATGCAAAAGTACTTAATGCACCTGCATTGCCTGCATAAACATTTGCACTTATAGTATTGGTATTTATTGGAAATGTATAGTCAACATAGTTGTTAGTATATGTGTCTGAATAATCTTGAGTTATTATTGTTCCCGCTTGATTATTGTAATAAATTTGATATCTATAATATGTTGGGCTATTGCTCCAAGTTCCAAAATTTAATCTATACGTTCCAGCATAATACGGGGAAGATACTGAGTTACCTGAAGTATCTGTCCAATATGGAGCAACTGTATTTACTGGTATTTTTATAGTACTAACTGGACCGTATGTTGATCCTACAATATAAACATTGTCATCGTTATATGCAAGTATCCTGTAATAATAGTTTCCAGACGGGACGGATGCTGCTGCATATTTTAAATATGAATATCCAATTAAGGATAAACTACTTTGATATTTTATTGAACCTAGGTTGGTCCATGAGCCTTGATATGGGGCATATTGTAATTGATATGCATAAGATGTTGTGCTATCTGGGAAGCTTAAAGATGTTATAGATAATGAACCATCTGATTGACTATAGGTAATCCCGCCAATATTTGTTGTGTGTGGTTTATCATGCAATAATTTTGGAGTAGTATAAAATTCTGACAATGCTGAAGTTAAATCTCCATCTTGTGTATAAACTTCATATGATAAATATTTACCTATTGAATTTACTGAAGTGTCAACTAAACTTCCTAGAGTAAATGAGTGGTTTTGATTTTGTGATGCATCGCCAAAAAATCCGTATACACTTGATGGAAGAGTAACATATTTCCAACTTGATATATTTGACAAAGATATACTGCTTAAATTTGAATACAAAAAGGCAGAAGAAAATGGTGCTACTCCGCTTGGAGTTGGCGACCAAGATCCTGTATTTCCAGTAATTGTAGATCCAACCATAAATGAATTTGAATTGCCAGGAAAATTATTATCTGTATTATATCCTGATGGTGTTACAGATGTTAAAGTTGGATAAGTAGTTGATTGTGGTGAAGTTTTAATTGGACCTATAACTGCAATTGCTGTAGGAGGATTTGTTCCAAATTGAACATTCCAGTCTGAGTTGCTATTATATTCATTATTAACTGCATAGTAATATGTTCCACTTGTAATAGTATTTAAAGTTATAGATGCAGATGCGGTATAAACACCTCCAGTATTTGTTACTGAAGATAATGATCCTGAAACATAAGTAGCATTTGCAATAATTTGATCTGATGTAGTATAGGATCCATTAGTACTTGAATACCATGTGACAAAGCTTCTTGTGCTATCTGGCAAATAATCTGATGTGCCATCCCAATACCCTTTATATGCAAGAGTTGTTGGCGATCCTCTTAAAACTAAATCCCCCCCCGTTACAGAAGATTCGGTCAAACTAGATTGTGAAGTAATAGTAGGAGTGTTTGTTTTTTTTGGAGAATATTTTCTCATAACAAAATATCTATATCCGTTTGAATCAGTTGTATCAGTACCTACAATACCATCTGTTCTTGTTGCATTTATTTGTCCAACAATATAAAATCCATCATATGTTGCTGCATTTAATGTTATTGATGTATAATTAATTAAACTTGTTGGGCCAGAGGTAAGTGTTAATCCTCCAGTATTTGCATCAGAATTTGGAGTTGTATAAATATTTGATACATACGAAGATATTGTTCCACCATTTCCAACCCAAACTCCTTTTTGCAAATAATATGTTGAACCTACACTTAATGTAAATCCAGCGGGTGTGCTATTGCCTGAAGTATCTGTTGAAAAATATGGAGCAGTTGTTGTATATGGTCCTGATTTAGGCCAAAATTGAACCCAATTTGCCCCTTGTTTTATATAAGCTTTTAATATTGGCTTCCATGTACTGCCTTGTTTAACAAAAAATTTAGTAGCAGTTTTCCATGTACTGCCCTGTTTTGCAAAAAATGCCATTTAAATTTGCACCCACAAATCTCCACTAAAACCTGTACCAGTTGTTCCTACAGGGGACTTACTTGCATAATATACTGCAAAACCAGCTACTGCATCAGAACCATTAACATGAGTTGTTCCCCCAGTGTCTTTAGATTGCGGGGCCCAAGTAATAGCTCTTGTAAATGGGGCATATGATGTTCCATTAATATCTGTATTATATTCTGGATTGTAAGTCCCTCCAATATATGAAAGTCTTGAATCATCACCATAAACAGTTAATCCATTAATATGAAGTCCATCTGACGCAAAAGATATTTTTTGTGTTGCTGGTTGGTTATGAGATTGTCCATCAGAACCAATATATGTTCCTGGTGTAACTACTGTTTGCATATTAATTTTTGAACCATCAACTTTTATATAAGTTAATGAGCCAGATGATGGAGAAATTGTTATACCGCTTGAATTCCAAGTTGTATATGCAGTTAAACCACTTTGAAATGTAATGCCACTAGAATCCCAAGATCCATATATGCTTGATGTTGATTGTAATTTAATAGATGTACCATCCCATACACCCTTTACAGTATCGTTTGATTGTATTGTAATTCCTGATGATGACCAGACACCTTGTATATCTCCGCCAGTTGCACCGTTTGTTGATTGAATTGTTATTGTATCTTTTGTAATTACTTCTTGAACTTTAGAAGTTGTAGCCTGCATAGTTATACCAGTACTATTAAAACTTGTAAATGCTTGCTGTACACCTTTATCAGTACCAGCATAGATATAAACTCCAGCACCTTGTGCTGTTCCAGCTGCTCCGCCTACAGGTGGAGCATTATTATCAATAATAATTCCACCAACTGGAAATGAACCGCTTGTAGGATTATTTGAAAACATAGTAATCTTTTTAGGCTCTGCTAAAATATAGGCACCATATGCTGTTGAAGGACTATAGTTTGTTGTATCTTGAGATGTATAAATTAACACGCTTGGAAGAGTTAAAACGCTAGGATTTGTTAAAGTATTTTTAGTTCCATCTTCAACTATAATTCCAACATTTCCAGCAGCTGCAAGTTGTAAGCCTGTAGTTGATGCAGTTATAAATGGCTTTGTAGTAGTTGGTGAATTATAATAGTCCCAGCCACCAGTATATATTCCTATACCACTTACTGAGTTATTCCAAGAATCTTTAAAGCTTGATCCAGCTGCAAAATAAGGCTTTGATGTAGGAGCAGAAGTAATTGTTCCTGTAGTACTGGGATCACCTTTAGCTGAACCCCATGGAGTATCTGTAGGTAAAGATGGAGAAATAATATATAAATTATTATTTCTTGGCATTATGTAAGATGTATATTTAGATGAACCTGTACCTGTAGATAAAGATATTAAATCATTTACTCCATCTATTGTTACTGTTCCAAGTGAGCCTGAGCTTGTTACAGACCCTCCTGTAAATTGGCCACCTTTACCATATATTGTTCCATCCATAGTTACTCTAAATTTATTTGCAGAATCATCTGGAGTTGTTCCTGATCCTGCATAAAAAATTGTAGATGCTCCAGATGTTGCAGCATTTATACCTGCTTTATACGTTGTTGTATCTGCTGCAGTAACTTCAATTTTTCCGCTTGAATTTAAAGAAAGGTTTCCAGTATATATGCTGGTTTCATTTACATTCCATAAACCAATTTGTGCAAGCTGTGTTCTTAATTTTCCTGTTGCTGCATTTATATCAGTTACATATGAGGCATTATTATCATAAAAAGTTAAACCATCAGAGGATAAAACATAGCCATTTTTAACGTTACCTGTTCCTTTTGCTGGAGATCCTGCAGTAACAATTGTTCCAGAATACAGTGCTCCAGAAGAACCTATGCCAACATCACCACTAAATAAACCACTTGTTGCAACTATTGATCCAGAAAGAGTAGCACCTTGTGCAACCAATAATCCACTTCCAGTTATATGTGCACCTACAGATGAAACAAAATATCCAGTACCACTTACTGCACCTGTGGTTGCAGTAGACATAGTAATTGTATTTGAGACAATTGATTGTACGGTTGAATTTGCAGGAACATTGTTTGCAAGTAAATACATGCCAGTTAATATTCCAGAGTTGTCTGATACGGTAATTGTTTTGCTTCCAGCTATTGCTGTTATTGTTTTTACAACAGTAACAGAACCGCCAATATCTAACGAACCGCCTTTTATAGAAATATTTGTTGCTTGAACAGAACCATTTGGCTTAACCCAAAAAGCTGATTGAGAATCAGATACGGGTCCAGACGTAGAAGTTTGAGTTGCACCAGCCCAAAAAGCATAAGAACCCGTACCAGATAAACCAGTATATGTTTGTGCAGAGCTTCCCAGTGGTGTTATTGTATTTTCTATTTTGTTATTGGTAATTTGCCAATCAGCTATCTGTGCTTGACTTGTCATAAATGTATTGCCAGTTGCGGTATTTATGATTTCTGTTGTTGGCGTTCCATTTGATCCGTAAGCAAATAACCCATCTTTATTAAATATTACTCTTGTACTATTAAGATTTCCTGCCAAAATTGAACCATTTGTTTGAAATGATACTGGACTATCAATTAATGAAAGTGCACCTGGATCATAAGGTTGAGCAGAAACAACTGGGGTTAATGCAGAATAATTTGAGTACTGTCCATAATCATTGTATAAACGAATTAAGATATATTGCGTGTTTGCATAATCTAATGATTGTATTGTTACTGGACTTTTACCACTATAAACTCTTTGAGTTTCATCTATTGGGTAAGATGTCCAAGGTGTTGTTTTAGCATATACGTCTGCATATGTCCCAGCTGTTTGCGACCATGTAACAATATAACCGTTTGCTGCAGGACTTGCACTAACTGTTGGGGTTATGCCTACAAGATCATTTGATCTATCTGGTACAGTAAATGTAGTAGAATCTGATTGAACGCCTGCAAGGCTGGTACTAAATATTTCTGCATGTTGAAAATTAGGATAGTAAGCTCCAAATTGTGCTTGCATATCTGCTGCATGAATTGTTGCTGTTTGCTTAGTTGTTACATTTGTAGAATCTGGGAAAAAATAAAAAGTTCCAGAATAAATTATATTGCTGGAATCAGTATGTGTTAAATAAATTCCTACTCTATTTCCTGGCTTTGTTGCATTCAACGTATATTGAATATTTAAATCTCCCCCAGACCAGGACACATCTGATGAATTAACTGAGGGAGCATTTGGTGCGGTTGGGTCAAAGTTTGCAGATCCAGAAGGTGTTATTTTTCCAAGTAAAGTAAAGTCTGTATATTTTCTTGAACGTGAAGAAAACCTTACTGCAACATATCTTTGTTTTCCATTTGGAGTTGAAACAAATACTGGATTAATTTTTTGAAAATAAACTCTTGTATAATTAGATGGTGTTTTAGTTCCTGCATTATATGAAATTTCTGGTTGTGTTAAGCCATCTGATTCAACTTCCCAAACATCTATTGCATCATAAGCAGAACTTGTTGGAACATTTGTAACATTAAATGAGTATCCGCCTGTACCACTTTTTAATCCATCTGTTGTTGGTGCTGCAAAATCTAATGAATATGGTGGTACGCTTAATGCTGCTACTTTACTACTTATATTACCTAGCGGGTCTGCTGCTTGTACGGTAAGGGAATCTATGTTAACTTCAAAGAAGTTAAACATTTGTTCATTAATAGTTGGCGTTAATAAAAGAGTTTGTCTACTTTGAGATCTATTAATTGGAAATGTATTTAAAGGTGTAGATGCAGTAATACCTTCTGCTGTTATTTGAACTATAAATTGAGATACTGTAATGTTAATTGGATTTAAAACATCATAGTCAAATTCTATTTTTAATGTATCCCCCACCCAAGTTACTGTTGGCGTACCTGGATCTGTAGGAACTAAAACATAGGGTCCACTACCATTTGGATAAACTCCCAAATAACTTCCGTATGCTACTACTGGATAGTAACCTTTTGGTAAAGCAGAAGATCCTGCAGCAGATGAACCATAGGCTAAAGCAGATGAACCTGTACTATTTCCCATAGTAAGATTGTTGTAAAGAATTTGATTTGATAAAGTAGTATTAAGACCTACTATATCTATTTCTGCACCTTGTCGTCCTTTTGTAGGACCTCTTTTATCCCACCTTAAACGTCTATCATCTGCAGCAATAGGGACAGTTTGATTTTTGCCAACGGATTTACCGCTTACATATTCTGATTTCATTCTGCCCCCTTTACTTTATTAAACTTAGCCTTGTCCTTTTGGACCTATTGCAATCCAGTTAACGTTTACAGCTTCTGACAATTTTAAGCTTGTGTTATCGTTAGTTGTAGGATTGGCTCTATGAAGTCTAAAGCTGAACTGGTTTTGTCTAATATTGTAAACGGAAATTATAATATCATCATTTACTGGAGAATAATCTGCACCCGATGTATTACCTGCATACACTGTTGCTGTAACAATTGGAATTGCTGCAAAGGCACCTGCACCTGACGTAGAATCAGCAAAGCTTACAACACCCCAATAAACTGAAGAGTCTGGACTTTGGTCAATATCGTCTTTTGTTATTTGGGCTCTTCCAAATATGATTGCTTGAGAGCCTGGGTCATATTGATGAGAATATGTCGTAGCTGTCCAGTCTGGGGTGCCGCCTGCTCCAAAGTTATTGGTTATAGCTACAAGTGTATCGCTGTGTTGATTTACAACGGTAATAACATTGTGCCATGCTGCTAGGTCAATGATTGCTGGATCTGAGATTTTTACATAGCTCATTAATGCTCCTTTTTATTGTTTATCTTAATATTATACCATTTTTTGATCATTTTAATAAGGCTTTCCTTTGTCAAGCATATTGGCAACTATTGTGGTTTTTAGACCTTGATTAAATGAATGAGAAACTGAATGAATTAAATAAGTTTGCTCTTTTAATCCAGCAAGGCTATATGTTAAATTCATTATATCTCCAACCTGTAGAAGAGGGTTTCCAAATACTTGTATAGTTGTATCCTTTGAAAACCCATCAATACCGTATTTAATTATATTAAGTAATTTATTTGCAGACTCTTTAGACTGTATCCATTGAGAATCAAGTTGAGCTACCTCAGAAATATTTGCTGAATCAATAACTTTTTCAATGATTTCTGGATCAGAAGGAGCAATTACTTCATGTGTCCAAAGGTTAAAGTTAATTGTAAAATTATTTAATTGATCAGCTTGTTTTGAAAGATATACCATATGTGGGCTATTATTTGCAATTGCCATTTTTGCCCTAAAGCCTGTATTCAATGGTGTTGAATAAGACAAAGAATATTCATCAACTTCTTGTTTTTGATAATATTGTTGGTCTGTTGTACTGCTTCCTGGATAATAATACCAGCTGTATTCTATTGGCAGGTAATCTACGGATACCGCTGCTGGTGTTGTATATTGAACATCATAGACATTTATTCCAATAACTTCAGGGGTTGTTTGCATATGATATGTTTTTGAGCGAGAAAATATATTTTGATTTTGAATCATACCATTTAAAAATTCTCTATCTTGATAATAGTAGTTAACACTTCTTTCTTTTAATGGTTTTTGTGTTGCGTAAATTTCTCTACAATTTGCAATTCTTGCAGTTATACTTGTAGTTCCACTTGAAGTATCAATTGTACTTGAAAGATTGGTTGGGTTTGTGTATCTATAAACTATATATTGAGATATTGCTACTGGCTTACTTGATGCATAAAAACCAAAGAAAGAACCAGATGTTATTGAAGTTGGAAGGACAACCTTTTTTCTTAATTTTGTTACTGGATTAATTCCTCTTGACATCCACCCAGTAGATAAATCCTTATTAAATACATTTGTGCCACCGCCATTTCCTGAACCGCCAGGGGTGTATCCTCCATTTGCTGGTGCTCCAACTATATCTATAATTTGTAAAGAGTTTAAGCCTAATATATCTGTTGAACCTGCTTTATAGTGATGCCCTGGAGTTGGAACACTTGGAATTGAACCATAGTATCCGTGAACGGCATCACTAAACAAATTCCAATCAACATATATTGGATAGTTTCCTGCAGGGGGAGGCGGGGTTGATGATGGATCAAATCCAATTACGTTATTATTAGAATCATATGATATGCCAAGTGTGCTTACTATTTGAGAACTTGACAAACCAAATGAAGTTGTAGTTCCAGACTTGTAATGATGTCCTGTTACCTGTGTTGCAGGAGGACTTCCATAAAAACCAACTACACGGTCATTAAATAAATTCCAGTCTGCATAGATATTATATGTAGTTGTAGAAGGCTGTTGAGTAGATCCTTGATTTTGACCTTTTGGTGAATAGTTTACTGTTGCTTCTGCAATCAATGTGCCCGTCCCATTTACTCCAGAATAGGCTTTTACAGTAACTGGATAAGTAAATGTATTAAGTAAGCCATCAAAAGTATCTCCAGGTGTATCTAAAATATCAAGTACTCCATTGCATAAAGCCGTATAAGATAAGGCACCAGAAACAGATGGCCATGAAGCATCTATGGCACCTGCAAGATAAGAGTTTAACGTTAGTTCAATACTTGGCACTGAAGGTGTACCTGAACCACCGCCACCACCTGAACCGCCACCACCATTACCTGATCCACCACCATTTGTTGGTGTTTTTGCAGACTGAGGAACATTTGGAACTTGCCATCCATTTATTTCAATATTATTTAAAAATACTGAAACTAGTTCGCCTGAATCTTCTCCGTCTCCATCTTCTGATGGATAGTGAACAACTTTTAATTGAAAAGCTTCATCTGTAGTGGTAGAATATATATAGCTGCCATCTCCATTTAAAGTTTTTACAATTACTTTTTCAAAATTATTAACTATAACATTTGCAATTCCAGTAACATCTGACCATGCTATTATATTGTCTAATCCTTTAGTAGACTGATAAATTGCAATTATATAAGTAAATATTTGTTTCTCTGCACTTAAACCAAACGTATAAAACTTTTTTGTTTTAGGATCAATTTGATTAAAACGTATAAGCTCTACAAAGTATGAATTATCTATGGATGACCTATTTTGTAAATTAAAAAATAATCCTGCTGCAGAAACTTCTGTTTTTGGTAAATCAAATTTTACTGAATATGTTCCGTATGAATTATCTGAATCATTTTGTGGCATAATTAAAACTTTTTCATTTGCTGGAACATTTAAAGATATCTTTTTTACACTAGGATTTTTAGGATAATCACTTATGCTATCTACAATTGAAGCATTTGACGTATTTATTTGAATTGAACTATCTGGCAATACCGTAGCCTCAATTAAATCTTTGCTTGAAAGACTGGTTATTATACTGTGACTTGAAGCTTTTGTTCCAAACAAACCTCTTTTAACATTTGTAATATAACCAGTTGGATCTATTTGAACATCATAAGTTGCTTTTGATTGCCCATCATTTGTTATAAGCTTGCTTTGATATTTTTTAGTAAACCTATTTATTTCTGAAGAAAGCTCTAAATCACTTTTTACCGAAACAGTTGATAAGTTGGAATAAGAATCATGAATTTTATATTCTTTATAATCAAGAGAAACAATTTCATCTTCTATTGCTGCATAGCCGTTATTGTTTAAAGAAAAAGTATGAAATATGTCTAATAAATCATTTACATTTAATTTAAATTTTACATCTTTTTCCCCCATTGATTTATTAAGATAGTTAAACCCTACTGAATCAAGGCTTTGCTGTTGCCAAACTACATCGTTAGCTGTAGTAAAAATAAAAGATGGAGACTCTTTTATTCCAAGATTTATAATATTTTGTAAAGAAAGTGATTGTTTAATTTTTGGAGTTTGATATCTTAAAGATATTTTTCCTGGCTTTGCCTTATTAGATATAGCATATCCTCCAGCAATAATATTATTATCATCTATTGATATTGATGAGGTATTTGAACCCAGAATATTTGCAAGGCTCTTAAACTTCATGATTCCATATTCGTCTATATATGCACCTATTTGATAGGCTAAGAAAAGCTCGGATAAAGCATCTACTATAGTTTTATCTTTAGAGTTGGAGTAAAAATATGCAAGATCTGTTACCGTATTTCTATCATTACATACTTGATATAAAGAATCATAATCATAGTCTGTATACCCCGCCAAATCTAAAATGTTGGTTAGTACATCAAAAATAGGTTTAAGATTAGAAACATAATCTGGCACTGGAGTAGTCTGTAAGTATCTTGTTATATCATAACATTGGATCTTAACACTTTTAATATCTGTTTCATCCCAAACATCTGAATAAAAAACTCCAGTTGGTACATGGGTATTTACATGTGTTAGCTGACCAGTTTGTTTGCTAAAATAAGATATGACATTAAAGCTTACATGAAATTTAATATTTTTTCTTAACATATTAGACAATACATTTGTTGACAAATTACTTTGACTTGAAAATAATGGTATAAAAGATGTTGGGGTTACAACTGGTATTGCTGATAAATTAATTACAGCATCATCTGCATTTAAAGATGATATTGGAACATAATTGTTTTTACTATCTAATGACTTATTCACGTCTACGGATATAACATAATTTGTTAAATCAATTTCAAGTCTTGGAGATACTTCAATTATTTGCATTCTTTTAAAATCATCATGAGCGTCTGTTCCAGATACGTTATATTGTGAGAATTGGCTATTTACACTTACGCTTAATTGCTCTACCCTTATCTCATTTATATTTGTATATAAAGAAAGTGACCCATCTAGGTTAAACTTTGGAGTTGATGTAACAGGGCTTGCGGACGGGTCTCCCCATTTTTTCGTAGTCCATTTTGCTCCATCCCAATAAAGTACAAGCAAGCCATTTGAATTTGGTGAAAACTGAGTGTTGCCATCAACTGTTATTGGAGTACTTGATCCATTAAGAAAAATACTAATTGTTGGTGTTGTCATCAATGTATTAAACTTTAATACCAATTTATTTGTTGATACATTATTTAAATATTTTGCAGAAATATTTGAAACTTGACCATTATCAATATCAGAAACATGGTATTTATATGGAGACATATCACTTGGTAAACCATTTTTAAAAACTGGAACGGGAACACTTAAAAGTGAAAATTTTGGGTTTTGAACTATTGGACTTATTGGAGAATATGTTGTATAAGAATAGTTACTCAATATTTCAGAATTAATTTTTCTATAATTATCTGGAAATGTATATTTTACATCTCCAGAGCCAACGTATGAATCACCTGGTCTAAAGCCTGTAAATACACTATCTGTTGGCCATACTGAATTATATTCATAATCATTAAAAGTTGTTTGATATATTTCTGGAGTAGTATAATATACAGTTGTATGAGATGAACCACTTTGATAGTCTGCCATCATTTTTTCTTCATCATTACTAAAACTATTAAGAAACAAGGTAAATTCAATATTGCTTATTGGGTCTGAATAACCACTGGAACCCATCCATGTTTCTATTTTTGTCCAGCCAAATGAATTAACTTCTGATGATGCCGAGCCAAACTGGCTTTCTGTTCCTTTTGCAAAAGTATTAACCATAACTGGGACAGCACTACTAGTTTTAACATATGTAATTATTTTAAAAGCTGGAGATGGAGTAGACGGGGTAGCAGTATATGTTACATAATCTGGAGTAAAACCATTGCCTCCGAGTCCTCCTCCCGACATATTAAATTGAAAAGTGCTAAAGTTTGGATGCTTATTTGAATCGGTAACTGAAAAACTTATTGCTCCAGCGGATTTGACTGGGCTAATTGTAATTCCATTGCCAGCAACTGTTACATAAGGCGGGTTAAAAAGATTTTGATTCCATTCAGCAGTTACTACTGGTTGTAATTCAATAGAGCTGGAATCTAAAAAGATGCTTTTATCAACATTGGTTAACATTAGATCTCCGTAAATTCTATTTTTAGGTCAACATAATCGTAACCAGTTTGTTTATTATTAATTATAGGACCTATTCTTCTTTTTGTAACATTGTATGTAAAGGTACTCATGAATGCTTCATAAACTTGATTTGTTGATAAACCCGAATTTTGAGAATCTACATAGTTTCCATCTGGTAAACCATTAATTACAACACCCTCATTAGCAAAAATAAGCTTTACATAAATAGGGTTTCCATAATTACCTTCATAAAAAGACTTTATCCATGCTCCGCCAAATGGCCCAGAACTAGAAGATTGAATTTGTTGAGGTGTAACCGTTGGATTTGGAGTTGAGCTTGTATAGCTTCCTTTAAGAAACCACATATTATCTGAAACTGCTGAAGGGATATAAATAATTCCACTATTAAAGCCAGAAACAAGAAAGTTATTTCCAGAAATTCTAGAAACAGTAAATACTCCGTTATATTGACTTTGATTTGAACCGTATATGGTTATTCTGTCACCAACGCTTATTGTTGATGCAAGTACTACTCCATCAATGTTTGCACTAAACCATGAGTCATTTAATGTCCCGCCAGAAAGCAGGTTGCCTGGTCTTATTGAAGTTATTTGGATACCAGTATTCCAAGTCATAGTTCCAGACACTGTCTCTGGCAGACCTGTATTTGCGGGATGAGAAACTGTTGGTGCCATAAATCCTATAATATTTCCATCATTATAAGTTATAGTATATGTACCGTTTTGAAGATAGCCATAGCTGCTATTTGTCATACCGCTAATAGATACTATTGTTCCGACGGGAGGCTTTACGGTAGGAATAATATTAATTTCATAGGAGCCATTGCTTTGAATTGAAGCGTACTGATTAAATGTTGAAGTAACAATTGCTTGCGGAGGAACATAAGATTGAGTGGGTGCTGGAGTATTGTTTTGATTTGTATTAACTGTATTTTGAGAATGATCATAATCAACAAGATTTGAGTCAAGCGTTGGAAGATCCTTCCAATCTGCTGATATAACAAATTTACGAGCAACAACAAATTTTCTTAAAGTACCATTTGCCATTCTATCTGTTGATTCAATAAGATTATATGTAATTCCAATTGGTTGGCGATTATGGTCTGTAAGCTTATACCATGTATTACCATCTAAAGATACTTGTATTCCTTGAGCAATTGCATATGGCATACTTTAATTTCTCCCAATTATATTAGTAACATTTTTCTTTGCTGTTGCAACTGTAAGTTGACTCATAACATAATCAGCAACTGCTTTTGGATCAGAAGCATTGCTATTTACGTTCATATTAATATTATACACTGTGCTGGTAGAATTTGCATTAATATCTTGACCAGACACCGCCGAGAATCTGGGGCTAGAATTTGGTATACTTGCACCAAATTTCTTTGCATTTATAGAATCAAAAAAGCCTAATCCGTAATGTGCTACTGCATCTGCTTTAATTACATATTCTCCATTTGAAACCCTCGCAAGAATTGAATCTGATGTTCCAGTTCCTGGCCCTTTTACTCCACCAAAGCTGCCAGCAGCATAATTTGATATTAAGCCACCATTTGCTTTTGTTGGAAGTCCTGGCGTATTTGGGTCAAGCCTAATAGCATCGTCTTTTTTAGCAGAATAAAAATAATAATCATATGTCAAAGTTTTTGGATTAAACCATTTAAAGTAAGTATCTTTTTTAAACCCTAAGTCATGTGCAACCGTTGTTGCAACGTTTACTCCTTCGTTTGTACCGCCTGTGTATGTTGATAATGCACCTGTTGATTTATCATATACTGGTGCTCCAAAATTTTTATGCAATGTTGCATAGCTTTCTGCTTGAGAAGCATTGACAGGCGCACTTATACTTCCTGGTATATTATCAGAAGTTCCAGTTATACTTAATTTTCCACTATCAACTATTACGTGAATTGCACCTTTTCCATCAATTACAGCTTTAAATCCCGTTAATCCAGAATCTGATAAATATTTATTTATGTCAATAACCATATTTTTAACATTACCCGATTGTTTAGCAATATCAAGTGCTGCTTTAGCCATAACAACACCACTATTATCTACTGGGCTACCTGTACTAGTAGACGATTGGTGGCTGGATATTTTAAGTTCTGAATCGGCTATAGAGCTCTTTAACATATCTATTTCAGATTGCAAAGCAGTTTGTTGCTTATCAGATCCAAATTGTGATGCTGTATAATTTTTTTGTTGTTGTAGTCCTGCAGCTTTTAAATAATCTCCTGAAACTTCTGCAAGTTTCATTTGTGAATCTAGGTCTTGCTGAGTCATTTGATACTGTTGTTGTTTTTGCAATTCTGCAGTTTGCAACTTTAAAGTATTTAACTGTGCTTCTTTTACCTTTAATAACTTTTTATCGCTATCATATTGTGCTGCACCAGATTTACCTAGTGCGTCTATTTCTGCTTGTTTTGCTTTTGTAATTGCTGCTGCTGCTGCTGCTTTTTGAGCTGCTACTGCAGCATTATATTTCTTAACTTCTGAATCATATCTTTCTTGTGCTGATTTAATTGAAGCAGCAGATTGATCTTCAACCATTTTAACTATATCTGTTGTTACAGCTTTAGTTAAATCAGCAGCATTTTTACTATTTAAATTAGTAAATCCAGCAGCTGATAATCTTAACATCATTGCAACTTCACCCATATTTGTTATGCCCATTGCAGCCCATTGAGTTACTTGAGAAACTGTTCCTGCTGCTGCACCTGCATTTTGTAATGCTAATGCTAGACCGTTGACTGAAGAAGCACTTTGATTGCTTGCATCAGATAAAGATTTAATTTTTGACAATACTACTTCAATTGGAGTACTTTGACTAGATATAATATTTGTTGTTGTAAGCAATCCATCAGCATATGCTTTTTGAGATTTGCTCATATCTGAATATTTTGTGGCAGTTATTGTTGAAGCATCGCTTGTATTTTTTAATTTATTAAGCCAAGTTGTTGTTGCAGTAGTCATATCTTTTGTTCCAGCATTAATTTCTTTTAGTGCTGCATTTAGATATTGAGTTTTTCCTGCATAAGTTAATAAATCTATAACCATTTGAGAAACTTGTTTTGGATCCATGCCAGCAGCAACTTGTGCGGCTGCAAATGTTTTAACTGTTCCTATTACACTACTTGCCGTATCAAATCCTTTTATTAAATTGCCAACTTCTTTCAAAGGATTGTCAGATTGTGCTTTATTAATTGCAGCTACATCTTGTGCTGTTTTACTTAATGTTGCAATTGTTTGTTTTGATGCAGTATTAAAATTATATACAGCTTGTGTAGCTTCAATCATTTTACCGCCGTATGCAGATATTACATCTCCACTTGCTGTAAATGTTGCTTTTACTGTTGCTTGGTGCTCTTTTTCTGCTTTCATTAACGCACCAACACTACCAGTTACTAATCCTATTGCTGCTCCTGCAGCAGCACCCCATGGGCCAAACATCATTCCCATGCCTGCCATATTTGAAATAGATCCAGATATATTACTTAAATTACTTCCTTTTGGAAGCATTCCTTCAATTGCACTTCCGCCCATCATTAAAGCAGTAGATGCTGCCATTCTTGATTGAATGTTCATCTTTCCTTCAGCATTTAAAACTTTACCTTTTATTTTTCCAAGAATGCCAGAGTTATTTGTAAACTTACCATTTTCCATTAATGGGCCAATTGGACCACCTGCTTCTTCTACTCCAGTTATAGCTCCTGTTGCAAGCTTTTCACCAGCAGCGGTGGCATTAGGAATTGACTGTTGTATTCCATAATCGTAACCATCACCAAAATCAAAACCTAGTTGTTCTGTTACTTTTGACTTAGAAGCACTTCTCTGAGTACTTGCAATTGCAACGGTTGCTGCATGAGCAACATCTGAAGCTGCTTTTTCTACAGCAGCCTTCTCACTTTCAATTCCTTTAGCATAACTTTTTGTAGCGGATTTACCTGCTTTTTCTGCTTCATCACTAATACCATTTAATGCTGGCATTCCTTTAATACCTAAAGATTTTGCTGCATTAAGATTTTCTTGTTTATCATCTACCAAACCTTTAATTCTAAATCTACCTTGCAATCTTTGCAATGCTGATTTTTTAAATTCACCATCAGGAGAATTATTTCCTTTTTCTCTCATGACTAGTTCATCATAAGGAATATCATTTGCTTTGAGCCAGGCCTCTGTTTGTGCTTGATGATGTTCTGTTCTTGCCGTTAAGATAATTATCTTATGGCCTTTTTCTCTTATTTTATTTAATCTTGCAACTTCTTCTGGTATTGGTTCTGCGTTAGCTGTTGCATCTATCCAGGATTCACCTGGCTGATTTATACCTTTGGTTTTTGCAAGAGTTTCATCTATATCATAAGCAACTGCTTTTGGTAATTTAGGCTTGCTTGATTTTGATTGCTTTAAACCTAATCTTTTTAATAAGGATGGTGAACTTCCCCCTGTTGTAAACATGTTAGCATGAATTCCTGAAAATTCTTCTGCCATAAAACTATCGTCATAAGAAGCTAAAGAACCATCATCTTGAATTACTACAGGTTGACCAGTGTTTGATTTATCTTCTGGGTTGTATTTTCTATCTTTTCTTCTTGCTGCAGAAGCACCCCTTGTTGAAAGAACACGATTATAGATTTCTTTTAAGGAAATTCTTCTGCCAGTTTTTGCTCCTACTGCTTCAATTTCTGATAATGGTTGTTCCATACCTTTATAATATTCAGATTCAAAAGAACCGCCATTTGTTTCCCCTGGATGAATTGCCATATCTTTATTTGTTCCAAAACGTACATTCTTACTATCAGTTTCTAGCTTTCTTATCAAACTTTCAAAAGCTGCTTCTAATTTTGGAACATGTTGCTCTTCAATATCCTTTAAAGGTATACCAAGTTTTCTCATTACTTCTGCTATATATTCAATAGGTTTTATTCCAGCTGCCAAAAATTTTCGATAATTATCTGCTATTTCAGAACCCAACATTCCTTCACGATCTGATCTAGTTGCTTGATTTACAGGACCTGGGCCTGGAACCATAAAAGTAGGCTCAACTTCATTAACTTGATCCAGCGATGGATTTCCTTTTGAATTTATTTGAAGATGTAATGCTGCTCTTGCTTTTTGCAACCAGCTTGTATTGGCAGCTTCGTTTGGTTGAAGATGCATTAGTTCTGAGGTAACTTCTTCTCCTAGTGGGTCGTCATCTGTGGTAGGAACCCACTGACCAGAAGCATCTCTTTTTACTTTTTTTGCACCTTTACTAAAATGTGGAAGATTTCCAGATATCATTGCTTGAATTAATGGGGCATATTTTGCTGATGGGCCTTTTGGTATTATAGATTCACCTGGAGTTAACATTGCTGGGAATGTATCTTGATTTCCAGATCCTGGGACAACACCGCCAGATGCAAATCCTGGTAACTTCATTTGTTCATAAGTTCTTATTTCTGATTTAGCAAGTCCGCCTACCATGCTTGACAATGATGATATATTTGTCCCTACATTCATTGATGAAACCATTGCTTCTATATTTCTAGTTAGATCTGCAATAGATTTTGACAATAATTCAATTTCACTGACGTTGCTTACAATATTAGTTCCAAATGCTTTTGAAGCATTTTGTGCTGCTATAAACTCTGGAGTTAATATTTGACCAATTGTTTTACCGCCAGTAACAAGTTGCTTAATATTAAATACACCTTTTATTAAGAATCCCGCAAAGTTAGCAAGCAAACCAGTTAACATAATTATAGGTCCAGCAAGAACTGTTCCTATGGCTAAAAATCCAGCAATTGATTGTAGTGGTCCTGGAAGCTTTGAAAATACATTAGCAACTGCATTTCCAAAGTTCATAAGTTTAGTTGCAAATTCTACAACTTTTTGTCCTACTGGAATAAGATCTGCTTTAAATGTTTGCAAAGCTCTTTGATATCTTCCAGTTGTTGAATCGGTTGCAGTTTTCATTTCGCCTGCTGCAACAGAAGATAACTGCTTGCTATTAGCATTCATAAGTTCAAAAGCTGTTTTTGTTTGGCTATTTGCAGCACCTAAATTTGTAATAAGTGCTTGAATTCTTGCTTCTTGAAACTTTCCAAAAAGCTTTTCTATTAATTGTGCTTGTGCTAGTGGTGCAAGACCCTTTAATGCTTTTTGTAGTTGCATAATCATTTCTACTGGATTTCCACCAGTTGAAGCTGCTATACCTTTTAAGTTTATATGAAATGCAGCAAAAGCTTTTTGTGCCCCTACTGTAGGATTAATTAATGAAGCAATAGCAGATTTAATAGCGTTAGCAGATTGAGCTGCTGGTACTCCCGCTTCTTTCATTGCTACCATCATTACAGCCGTATCTTTAAAAGATCCTCCGAGCTGTTGAACAATTGGTCCTACACGTGGTATACCATCAACTAAATCTTGCAAGCTTGTTGATGTTTGGTTTTCAACAGCGTTAAGAAAATCTACTGCTCCAGACAGTTCTTGTGTACTTAACTTATAAACATTTTGCAATGATACTGTTGCTTTCATTGCTGACTGAGTGTCAAGTTCGCCTAATTTTGAAAGCCTCATGGCTTCTCTTGTTGCAACAAGAAGATCATTTCCAGTTTTTCCAGTAGCAGCTAAATCTGCTGCCATTGCTGCTGTATCTTTTGCAGCAATACCCATGCTACCAGCAAGTTCTCTTGATAACCCAGTAACCTGTGATTTAATTGCATCAAGTGCTTGCTGTGAAGGCTGTGTTAATCCTGTTCCATAAACTTTTGCTAATCTAGTTAATTCATTATTTACATCTGTAAAAACTTGAGTTGCTTGCTGACCAAATATCATTAATGGAACCGACATACCAACTGTTAGCTGACGACCCGCCCATTGTGTATTTTTACCAAAATTGGTTAATGCTTGTGTTCCTTTATTAACTGCAATTGCATAAAGGTTAGCTTCATTTGCTGCTATTTTAGTTGCATTAGCAACTTTATTAATTTGAGTAGGCGTATAAACATTAAGTATCCCAGTTTTTGTGGGATCATTCATTATAATTGAATTTTGTAATTTTGTTTGTTCAAGTGCAAGTGCTTTAAACTGAGTTACTGCCTCAGATGAACGCATTTTAATTATATTATAATAATCAGTAAGTTTTAATTTACCTGTTGCAAGTTCATTTCCAAACTTTGCTGTTTCTGTTTGCATAGCAACTGTTGCTGCAGTAAACTGTCCAGTGGAAAGCATTGTTTGTTTAAACTGTGTATTTAAACTTTGTAAATCTTTAGATATGGTTGAGCTAACACCAACACCAGCCAAGCCTTTTTGCAACATTGCAACTTGTTCTTGCAAAGCTTTTAACTGATTTTGTACTGATGAGAAATCGCCAAGTGCGACAATGTTTAATTCAACTTTTGCCATTACTCATCCTCCCCCATAGTCATTGCACCGAGTCCTTGATCTATACCAAAGCCTTCACGTGATGCTGCATAACCTTGTAGTTCTAAGATGTCAGAATTTTCTTCTTCTGATACTTCATCTTCTAGCTCTACTCCATTTATTGCAGCCAAAAACTTTTTATCTTCATAGCTTTTCTTTCTTGAAATTTCTAACAAAGCTGTTAGCTCTTCAAGTGAAAGGCTAGATTCTAGTTCGTCAAAGTTTTTCCATTGACCTAACAAGAATACTTCGGACTCCAAGGAGCGTAGATCTAGTTCGTCCCAACTAGTGCCGCTCCCAGTAGGTTTGGGTCTGTAAGATTCAATCCACCAATAATTTCAAGAATTTTCATCATTGTAGGAGTCTCAATTACTTCTTCAAACTTATCTCTATCTGTACCAAGCTCGGGTCTTTCAGTTGTAAGTAAGCAAAGCATGCATGCTTCAATAAATATGTCAAGTGCTGCATCTGGATTTTCATTTTCTGCAACTTGACCCTGATTAATAATTTCCATAAACTTTCTTAGCTGCTTGATAGGCAGCGGTTTTAATGTGACTGTTGTTCCATCACGTAGTGAAATTTCTTCAATGTTATATACTGTTGTTGCCAATTTATAGCTCCTTTTATGTTATCTAAATTATACCAATAAAATCAGTGAAAACAAATTCAAGACCCCGCCATTTCTGACGGGGCTTGAAATTCTATATTAAGTTGTATATTAAGTTTTAGTTAGATCCCCATACACGATCAATTACTACACCATATTCAGCACCTGCATAAGCAGAATTTGAATCATCTGGTAAGCAACGGAAGTTAACTGGGAAAACAGTAGCATTGTCACGCTTTAAGCCGTGTGCTGTTGTATCAATTGATACGACACGACGTGCAACATAAACACGCTCTTTATTACGCTTTGTAGTTGCTGTTCCCTTAATTGTTGCTGGAGCATTTCCAACTGCAACAAGAGTACGCTCTACTGGAGCATCTCCGAGAGCACCTGCTGCCATATTAAGAGTTGCACCTGTTTCAGAATTTACTGGTGTTCCAGATGCGAGAGCTGGAACGTTTACAATACTTCCTGTCTGTGCAACATAGTAAGAATCCATCTGACCCCATGAAAGAGTGAGGTTCTCAAGTGTTGCCTCTACAAGCTCTGTCTTAAGCATAACTTTAAGTGTCTGCTTAAATAGACGAGCAGCATCAAGAAGCTGATCAACCATAACTTCACCATAATTTGGTTCGTATGAAATTTCAAGACCTGTTGATGTAAAACCAACTTCATTATAATCTGCAGAAGCTAAAAGTCCTGAACGAGCAGACTGTGAAGCTCCGAACAAAGTTCCGAGAGTTGTAGCATCTGTTGCTGGGCGACCTGAAGCGTTAGAGTTATTACCCTTGCTTAGAAAAAGATCTGCTGCACCAACAATAACATTTTTTGTATTTGTAGCCATATTTTATTTTTCACCACCTTATTTTATTTGAATAAAAAAAGATGACAATTTACTTCCTCAAGGAAAATCATAGCATTAAATTGGTATAAGACAAATTTTATAGATATCTGCCTGTAATAGGATCAAGCTCACGGCTATAGGAGTAATCTATCACAAATGGGGCATTCATAAATCCACCCTCATTTTGAAAAGCTTGAACTGGGTCTGAAGACTCTATTCTAAAGAAGTGGAAGGTATAGGGGCTTTCTGAAACAAGCTGTAGATTAACATCCTTGGCTGTTTGATCATATCTTCTAAATAGGTCGGTCATAAAGTTAATGACAGTTTGTATCTCCCCTGAATCTCTGGATACTACATCAAAAGTCATTGTTTCTTCAGACATCCACCATTGAACTGGGTGGTGTTTTAATAGTACATCATATGTAAGATATTTTACGCCTGGCAAAAGGTTGTTAAATTCTGGTACCTGTTGAGTAGGAATAATTGGGACTAATGGATCAGCAAAGCCATCCGCATAATAATCATTTATATCAAAAAGTCCAGAATTCTGAAGCTCTTCCCACAAAACTTTTCTAACATCATACGATGCTACATATGTATAATCTGCCATTATTTAATAACCGCCTTTTCTTTAGAATACAAACTTGCTGCATTTTTAACTGCAAGATTAACTTCTTTCATACCTGCTCCAGTCGTATTTAATACGTTAGCAACATCATTTGCTATTCTTTCATATAAGCCTGAAGACCTAATAATTGATTCAGAGTTTGCTTGATACCACTCAAGCATAAATTTTTGAAAAGAATTTCTTACTTCAAGTCCGCCAGGATTTAAAATTCTTACTACTGTCCCAGGTTGTAAAAATACTTGGCCATTCATCCCCATAAATGTTATAATTTTTTTTGCAGCAAATTGAACTGGTTTTCCTTCTTCCATTACTTTTGCTTTATCTCTAAATATATTTTTTGATGTCACCGATTTTCCAGTGTTGCCTGGCAATAATAATTCTGGAGGAATAGGCACTGGTGTTCTTGATGATAGAAAACTAACATTAACTCCGAGTTTACCATTAAGTATTGATTCTCTTTCTAGCACAAAAAGTCTTGAAGTTGATCTTCCTGTTTTTTTCCATTCATAAACGTGATGCATTCTTTTTGGATTAGAAATTGAAAATCTATCAACTGCCAAAACAAATCTTTCGCCTGTTAATGTAAATGCTGCTTTAGCAATTTCACTTGCAGAGCTTGGAGATATTAATGTTTTAAGCCCAGATATTTTAAGGCCTATTTCATTAAATAATTTATCAATCTCTTTTGGGTTAATTGTTAATTGGATCATTGTTCTGTACTGGAACCCTTTGTAGAACTGCTTCATAATAAGAAATTTTACCAAATGGGTCTAGTACTGCGTGTGATGAATAAACTTCAAATATAGTATCTGGCTCACCATATCTATCTGTTTCAATAAATATTGGATGACCATCGCTTGAGCGAATATTAGTTATTCTCCAACGCTTACTTAATAGCTCTAGACCTTTAACTCTAAGCTGGAGTTTTTCTGCATACCCGCCTGCAGTTCCTCTATCAAATTGTTTATTATCTCCACGAGTTGAAGCACCCCCAGATTTAATTGGTTCTATTTTACATTGAATTGTTTTATCATAAACCCATTCTCTGCCTATAGCACCTGTGTTGGGATTTTGATTATTTTGCTGAATTAATACATCAGCAGTCATATTCATAATTGAGGCGACGACAGAGGAATTAAACATTAGATGATTACAATGTTAGTATTTCTATACTGATCAAGTATATTATCTACAGTAACATTTCCTGTTCCGTTAAATGCTCCACCTGACATTTCAAATGAAATTTCAGATAAGTTAACTTTATTAAGATACTTATTTCTCCAGTTAAAGTCATTTGCCAAGATATCATTTACAAGCAACATTGTTGCAATCTTAATATCTTCTGGAACATACTTATATCCCATCTGACCTTGGAACTTATAGCGACCATTATCTCTAAAACGTCCATAATATAATACGGCTGGATCTACCTGATTATCATACCTTACATCCCAGCCAGCATTGACTATACGGACAGCAAATCCTGTAGGTGATATCTCAAGACCAAAGCCAAATGTATTGTATACAGGGTCTACTGTATTGTCAATAAGTAGCATATCGTTTTCCCAGACTTTATCTAGGGTAAGCATTTTGGAGATTACACTTACAGCGTCCCCGCCTTTTCCAAATACTTCTTGTGAGCCATAAAATGTATAAAAAGTTTGGTTAGTATAACCTTCAACTATTGTTCTTGCTACTTTTTCAGCAGCTATAATTTTTTCTGGACTTTGATAATTTAGTGCATTTGGAGATGCTCCAAATCCTAAAAAGTCTATAATATCACTTACTGTAGCGTATACAGTACTTACCCTATAAAAATCTTCAGTTGTAAAGTCAACGCCATCTATTTGATATGTCCATACAATTTTAAGTACACGCACAATATTAGTTAGTGATGGCGTAAGCATATAGGAATATATGCCTGTTGGCTCTTCATCTGTTACTTTGTTTGAAAAACCAACAAGCGGGACTGCATCATCATCTGCATCATATACGCTTACTCTCGGTAGGCTATCAGCCTGTGCAAGAACATTGTCATTATACACATTTAGGTGTATTTTTTCTTGACTTCCCTTAACTATGTCTTGCATCTTTACTCCTTGTTATGCGTAGTATTCTTGTGCTTCACGTGGTGTAGCTAGTCTAAATCCTGTCTCTGTGTCAAAAATGCTCTGTGCATCTGATTCTGTCATAGCTACAAAAGGATGTGTATCGGTAAATGTGTATCCCATTGTCTGATATGAGTGATTTGTTCTATCCATCTTTACAAGTACTGCTTGTTCTGTCTTCAAGATTTTTTTCTCTTTTCTTTGTTTTTCAATTGGAGATACTTCTATTTCTTCTTTTTCTGCCCCAACAAACTTGTTATACATTTGATATGTAATACCTTCTTCTTCAAGAAGGGCTGCAATTTCATTTTTAGATTTTACGCTTGTAATATCTACACCAAACGATTCTGCAACTTTTTTAAGTTCGGCAATTTTTAGATCTGTAAAAGACATTATCTTCCTCTCGTTAATGTGTTTCTATTATATCAGAAAATAGCTAAGGGGAATACTCACGTATTCCCCTAGCTTTGCATCTAATTATTTAAATTAGAATGTGTATGTTCCTGAACCGCCCTTGACATGTGCTCCGTGTGATACGGAACCAAAGTCAGCTGAGCCAGCTACTGAACCTGCAACTTTAACGTTCTTAACGATAACGTGTGCATCGTAGTTTTCCATCTGTGCACCAACACGGATAAAGAGAGTGTACTCAATTGTATCCTTCTTTGGCTGGAACAAACGGTAAACAGTTACATCACGCTTAATACCAACGATGAAGTTCTGTGGGAATGTCAAGTGGACATCTCCATGAAGACCTGCTGGGGAAGCATATGTTCCTGCAAGAGTCTCGTCCATCAATGGAACGTTGATTACTGGAATACCGAAAGCAAACGGTGTAACGGTACCTGGACCACCATCGTTAGCTGCTGTGTCTCCACGAAGGATTCCAGAAGCAATATCGAATGGAGTGAAGCCAGAGCTTGTCTCAGCGGTCAAGTTGTATAGGTAATCCTGTACAAGGTTTGATCCTGTGAAGAAACGAAGCTGATTACGACGCTGCTTGTATTTACGTGGGAGTGTCTTGATTGCAAGGTTGAATACAGCCTTATCAAGTCCTACGCCCTGTGCGTCAACGACGTGTGCGTTATCAAGTGCTAACTGACGGAAGCCCTTAAACGCTGAAAGCAAACCTGAGCCAGTTCCTGTACCGTTGATCAAGAGATCCTCGATATCGTTACCAGCCTGGGTAGCCATCAAACGTGCAATGTGATCTTCTAGATCTGGACCTTCAACGTTGTCTTCAAGAGACTCAGATGAAAGTTCCCAGTCAAGACGAAGCTTGCGAGTTGTAAGAGAAATTTTTGCAAATGTAGCAGCTGCGTTTGTGAATTCGCCCGCCTGACCTGAAGTTGTGTTAGTATAATCACGTGGATTATCTTCCTGTGCAACTGTCATAATTCTCTGACCTACTGCAACACGATCAATTTCTGTTGTGTTTGAACGCATGCGGATTGTACGAGCTGCCTTAGCAAGAATCGTTGCATCCCACATGTAATCTAAGAAACGATTAGCCTGATCTGGATATAGTAAACCATTACCAGAAAGAGCTGCTGAATCGCCAGAAGCATTAACTGCATCTGAACCAAGATTTGTTGTATCTATTACTTTTTGTAGAAGTTCATTACTCATTTTTTTATTTCACCACCTTATTTTATTTAGTTTATTTAGTTAAGCTATTAACACCGAGGAAGTGTCCTTGCCATATACTTTTTTGTATTTTTACACCAGTTGTACCTTCTAGGTCACTGGACTTCTTAACTGCAGTTGCAGACTCAAAACCGTTGAGCTTATTGTCAACGTACTCAATTTTGCCATACATATCTGTAATGGTCTTATTAAGAGTTTCATATTTTTCTGTAACTGTCTTATTTATTTCATCATACTTTTCATTTAAATCAGCAATTGCTTTTGTGATATCACCAGTTTTTTCCTCAAACATTTTTGTGATTTCTTGAACTGACTGATTATTTTCTGTATAATTCTTTTTAAGCGATTCTCCCATGAAGGTTTTTAGGTCATCAACCATCTTCTCAAAATCAAGTGGATTCTCAACTTCTGAGATAGATACGGCTTTTTCAACTGAATCGTCAGCAGGGACTGCTACCTCTTCAACAACCGCAACTTCTTCTGCTGGAGCAACTTCAGTAGCTTCTGCTACATCTGTAATTGTTTCTTCTGTCATTTCGTTACCTCCTTCATTTTTCTTAATCGCACTAGTAACATCTATAGGCGAAACCTTTTTTGTTTTATTTTGATCTGGATAAAGATTAATAGCTGTTGTTGAATTTACAACATTATCTGAATCATGAGTTGTTGCAGCATGATCTGGACCTGGGGCATCATCTTTTTTAAAATAAGTATCAATTACTTTTTCAATTGCTTCAAACTTTTCAACATCAGATTGTTCAACCCAACCAATGTTTTTCATTTCATCTCCGCAAACAACACAATCTCTTGACTTTGATGCAGATGTAGATGATACTTCATCTGAATCACACCAAAATACATTTTCTGTAATAATTCCTTCTGCCATTTTTTGAATAGAGAAAATATTTGCAAGTGGGTTTGCTGGAGAATCAACTAAAGATAATTCATGTAATTCATATTTATGAATTACTCTATGTGAATCTTGTCCATCATCTGATTTTTCCATCTTTGCATCAATTATATTACCACCAATAGAAAAACCTGTGTAGGTGCCATCTAAGCACTTTTCCCAGGCATCCTGTGCACCTTTGGAGACATAAGCCTCAACAAAAATACCATTATATTTTTTATTTGTTTTTGGATCAAAATAAGAATCTTCTTTAAAATTAAGCATCTTGCCAACTGCTGATGGACCATGCATTTCACGAATATTTCCTCTGAAACTTTCAAATGCTTTTTTGCTGGCTTCGGCTGTTACAACATCCCCATGATGATCAATGTTGTCTAGCGATGCGAATCCTGAAACGGTTCTTTTTTCCTTATTGACTTTAGCAATAGGAAATGATAGAGTCATTGAAGACTCATTGTTATTCCAGTATGTCTTTTGAATATCCATATGTAAATAAATAATACCAAGTTTTATAAATAAGGCATAATTTGGGGGAATATTTTTAATTCCCCCGCCTTATAAAAAAACCTATATTTCAGATCTTTTATCCACTGATCTAAATGCGGCATTTATTTCTTTAACTGTTAATTTGCCATCATCTAGGAATCCACGAGCAAGTTTTTCAACCACTGTGGCTACCCCTAATGTTCCAGCTAAAACTACAGCTTTAACAGTGCTTATTCCAACAACTGCACCAGCACCTATTATGCTTAATCCAGAAGCAGCAAAAACAGCAACTATTCTAGCAAGTACGTTAGTTACACTAGCTGTTACGCCACTTCCTATTTGCTCTGGTTCTTGAATTACTTTAGCCATTTTATTACTCCTTTCCTTTTGGATTTCTTAATCTATATGTTGCAATCCACAAGAAGATAGAGATAAGAATTGCATCTCCAACAACTGTTTTTGCAGATCCCGTCAAAACTAACCATGC